CAGCGGCCCGCAGCCATTGATCTGGCCGAGAAGTACCGCAACACCAAAGACAGTCTCGCCAGTGCTGCGGAATTGGGGGCGAAGAATGCCCATCGACTGCAGGCGCTGGCCAACACGCAGTTGCAGAAGGTGGACGACATCGACCCGGCTACCAGCGAGGGGCACCTGAAGACGGTGGCGGTGCTGACCAAGATGGCGAACGATGCGGCGGCCACACCCATCAACCTGCTGGCGGCGGCGAGTAGGGAGAAGGTCCCGGCCGGCGGGGAGGGTGAGGAAAAGCCGGCCGGCGTGCTCGTGGTCCCCGGCCTGATGGCCGACGCTGGGGCGTGGAGCCAGGCGACGCAGGCGGCGGCGAAGGGCGAGTGACTTTCTGGCGCTGCTGACCGACCACCGCCCCACGATGCTCCCCACAAGCGGGAGCCTTCGACCTTAGCCCGGGGATGACCACCTGGGTGAAACGGCCCGATGAATCCTGGAGCGCTGCCCGCTAGCTCATTCAGCGCTCCGAGGTAACTCCGCCGAAGGCTGGAAAGTCAAGGGGCGGTAATCGGGCAACGGTCAATGCTTTTTCGGCGCTGCCACAGCCGCAACGCAGCAACATCGGCGCGTTCATTCCCCGGAGAACGCGAGATGGCAGATTTCGACTTCGCCGCCAAGGCCACGACGGACCGAAGCGGCACGATCACCACGGGCGGCACGGCGCAGACGCTCATGGCCGCCAACACCGGCCGGCGCGGCTTCAGCGTCCAGAACCTCAGCTCCGGGGATCTCTGGATCAGCGACGTTGGTACGGCGGCTGCGAGCCAGCCGAGTATGAAAATTTTGCCCGATCAGGTATACGAGTCGGCGCTGACCGGCGTGCCTCGGGGTGCGATCAGCATCTACGGCGCGACCACGGGTCAAGCGTTCATGGCTCGAGAATGGTAGGGAGCGCGTAATGCCGTCATTTTCTGCGCCACTTCCGGCCAATATCGTAAGATCGCTGAAGAAAGACCCTGCGAATCTTCTGAGCAATCCAGCGGGTCTTTCCCGGTGGAAGAAGGCGCTGGCTGAGGCTGAGCGGTCCACGGCGCGCCTGTATATCACCGGCAATTCCGTATTTGATGGGGTCAGTACAGACGATTCCACCACTGCGCCGCCTGATGCAGACATGGACTTGTACGGCTCTGCTGGCGTGGTGCGGGCAAAGTTTGCCCGTGATTTCGGCGCCCCGATGGCTGGGGCGATTCCTGCCGCAGATACGCGATGGGCGACGACAGGGACTTGCCCGGCATCGGCCAGCGCATCGGTGACGGGTCCAGGTGGGGGCAAGTTCCGTGTTATGTCCAACGCCGCCACGTTGACCGTAACGACGCCCGTATGCACCGACATAGAGTTGTGGTACTACGGTGTGCCAGGCCTTGGGTCCTTTACCTATTCCATCGATGGTGGCGGCGCGGTGGCAGTGGACACAGCCCTGTCGCCCGCTGGCTACAAGTCGATCGACATCACCGGCTTAGCCGCTACGACCCACACGATTGAAATCGTCGCTACCGCGAACAACACCTACTTTGGCGGAGCGCAATACCACTCCGGCCGTGGCGTGATGGTCAGCAAGTGGGCGCGCTCCTCGTGGGGCCTGAAAGATGCCTATGGCACCGGCCTTGCCAGTCTCGGCGCGTCTGCTGGCGGGCAGCTTCGCGCCAAGCAGGGCTTTGCGATGGGCGCCCCTGATCTGGTCACAATGGGCTGGATTCGCAATGACTGGAAGTCGCATGGAACGACGGGCTACACCCCCGCGCTTTATGTGGCCGACCTCGAAGAAATATACGGGTACGTTGTCGCCGCTGGTGGCTGCGTTCTTGTGATCGCCGAGCCGGATGACCAGCATAGCGGCGATGCAACAGGCGCGGCTTATGGTCCATATACCTACTCGCAATTTCACCAAGCGGCGTGCGACTGGGCGCTATCGAAAACGCACGCCGCCTTCATGTCCATCGCGGATATATGGGGAACGTGGGCGCAGGGGCAGGCCAACGGTCTCTATCGAAATGGGGACGACGAGATACACCCTGGCGCGGCGGGTCAGGCCGATGTCGGGAGAATGATTTATGCCGCTTTATCGAACTATCGCGGCTACTAACCCGTAATCGTGCTGCCGTAACGGTGATCCTCCCTCCGGCTTCTCCGCCGATTGCCTGGAAACCGCACCCGGGCAGCCAGGTCATGTTCCTGGCTTGCCCGGTGTTCGAGTGCCTGTACGAGGGCAACCGCGGCCCGGGCAAGACCGACGCGCTGCTGATGTCGTTTGCCCAGTTCGTGGGCTGCGGCTACGGTGCCGCGTGGCGGGGCATCTTGTTCCGGGAGACGTACAAGCAGCTGGCCGACGTCGTCACCAAGACGAAGCGCTGGTTCCGGCTGTTCTTCCCGAAGGCCCGCTTCCTGGAGTCCAACGACACCTACAAGTGGGTGTTCCCCGGTGGCGAGGAGCTGCTGCTACGCGTCGGCGTGGACGAGGACGACTATTGGGACTACCACGGGCATGAATATCCCTGGATCGGGTTCGAGGAGTTGACCAACTGGCGGGAGCTGAAGTTCTACGAGATGATGCACAGCTGCTGCCGAAGCAGCCACCCCGGCATGCCCCGCATGGTCCGCGCCACCTGCAACCCGTATGGCCGCGGGCACCAGGTGGTGAAGGACCGGTTCGACATCTCCGACGACCCGCGCGAGAACGCCGGCAAGATCATCCAGGACGGCGACGGCCGCCAGCGCACCTACGTGCACGGCGACATGAGCGAGAACACCACGCTGCTCGCCAATGACCCGGAGTACGTCAACAGCATCAAGAACACCAAGGACCCGAACCGCTACAAGGCGTGGTGGCTGGGTCGCTGGGACATCAACATCGGCGCCTTCCTGGAAGGAGCCTGGGACCCGCAGAAGCACATCGTCAAGCCCTTCCCGATCCCGTCGCACTGGAAGGTGTGGATGGCGATGGACTGGGGGTATGGCAAGCCGTATGCCGTGGGCTGGTTCGCCAAGGACCCGGAGGGGAAGACCTACCTGTTCCGCGAGCTGTACGGCGGCGCGAAGGACGAGAAGACCGGGAAGATTTTGCCGAACACTGGCGTCAAGGAGTCGCCCAAGACCGTGGCCCAGCGCATCAAGGCGCGGGAGTTTCACGACGAGCGCCTGGGCCTGGAGGTGAGCCTGCGTCTGACCGGCCCGGACCTGTTCGCCAAGGGTGGCGCGCAGTATGGCGTCCAGAACGTGCACGCGCAGACCTTCCGCTCCGAGGGCATCGCCTTCCGGCCGTGGTGGGCTGGTCCTGGAAGCCGCAAGGCCGGTGCGCTGCTGGTCAAGCAGGCGCTGGAGAACGACGAATTCGCGGTGTTCGCCACGTGCGAGCACTGGATCCGCACGGTTCCAACCTTGGAGCCGGACCCGGAGGACCCTGATGACGTCGACTCCGAATCGGACGATCACATGTTCGACATGACCAAGGCTGCATTGATGCGCCGCACCAGCAACCCGGACCACCTGCCATCGAATGACTCGCCGGACCCGGGCAGCGCGATGGCCGCGGAGGTGCTGCCGGACGGGACGCACCGCATCCCGCGAGGAGCCGAGCGCCCGAGGTAAGGGCTCTACGCCTTCACGGCTTCCAAGAGCGCCTCGGCGGCCACCTCAAAGGCTTCCAGCTTGCGATCGGAAGCCCTCGATGCCAGCAGGTCAGCTCGCATGCGCTCCATCTCAGATTCCAGAGCCGCGATTGCCTGCGAGTTGCCCTTGTGGGAGGACAGTAGCAGCTTCACGGCGACGAGGATCGCCAGCTGCGCGCCGGCCGAGTCTTCAGGGTTATGAGTGCTCATCCTGCCATTATGGGCGGGGAGTGCTTTTTCGGCCGCGCCTCACGCGCGCGCGCATACCGTCCATGCCTCATGGACCCGATCAACGCCCAGCCCACGCCCAGCATCCCGGACGCCAAGATGTCCGCGCCCAACGAGGGGACGCAGGAGGCCGATCCGCTGGTTAAGACCTGGTTCAACCGGATCAAGGAGGCGGAAAAGCACTGGGAGCGCATGCACAAGCGCATGCGCCACAACCGCAAGCTGGTGCGCGGCATCGACGACGCGGTGGAGCCGGACGTCCCGAAGTACAACAAGCAACGCGCCAACCTGATCGGCTCGACCATCACGGTGGTCCTGTCCAAGGTCTACGCCAAGAACCCCGAGATGGCGGCCGAGCCAACGAACAAGGCCAAGAACCTGCGCCTGTTCGCCGACACGGTGTCCACCGTCACCCAGAAGATGCTGGAGAGCGCCAAGCTGAAGAAGGGCGCGAAGCGGGCCGTCCGCGCTGCGATGACCTGCTCCTTCGGCGTGGTGAAGCTGCAGTACCAGCGGGACATGAAGACGGACCCGATCATCAAGCAGCGGATCGAGGACGCCCAGGACAACGTGGCGCGGATCAATGCGCTGGTGAAGACGATCGAGGACGACCAGGCGCGGGCGAACCACGAATCCGAACTGCGCGAGCTCGAGCAGACGATCAAGAGCGCGAAGCAGGCGCCGGAGGTGGTGGCCGCCGAAGGGCTGGTGCTTGACCGCGTGCCGTCCGATCGCCTGCTGGTGGAGCCGTCCGTGGAGGACGTCTGGGACTATGACTCGGCCGACTGGATCGGCGAGAAGATCCCCATGCGCCGCAGCAAGGCGAAGGGCCTGTTCCCGGACTTCGACTTCACCAACGCCACCACGTACAAGATCGCCGACACGGGCAAGGACCACACGGAGCGCAGCCCCATCTTTTCGGGCGGCCAGACGAGCGGCCTGGATGACCCGATGGTGATGGTCTACGAGGTCTGGAGCAAGGTCGACAACACCGTCTACACCCTGATCGCCGGCTGCCAAAAGCAGTTCGCCCGCGCGCCCTACACCCCGCAGCGGGTGGGTGAGCGCTGGTGGCCGTACTTCCTGCTGCCCTTCCAGTCGGTCGACGGCGAGTTCTCCTCGCAGTCCCTGGTCGACGTGCTGGAGCGCCTGCAGGAGGAGCACAACGAGACGCGCGACAAGTTCGCGGAGGTGCGCCGCAACATCCGGCCGCACAAGACCGTCTCCGGCGACCTGAAGGACAAGGACATCAAGGTCATGGTCCACCCCGAGATCGGGGAAATGATCGTGGTCAACACCCAGGGGCAGCCCCTCGCGCAGCTGGTGCAGGAGGGAACGCAGCTCAAGATCGACCCGTCCGTCTACGACACCAGCCCGATCCGCAACGACTGGGAGCAGGTGTCCGGCCTGCAGGACGCGGCCCGCTCCATCGTGGTCCAGCCCAAGACCGCCACGGAAGCGGCGATCAGCGACCAGAGCCTGGCCGCCCGGGTGTCCGAGTTCCGCGACCAGATCGAGGACTGGCTGACCGAGATCGCGCAGTACGCCTCCGAGCTGTGCCTGCTGAACATGACGCGGGCACAGGTCGAGACGATCATGGGCGCGCCGACGCCGCCGGACCCGATGGAGATCACCGAGGCGGTGATGAGCGGCCAGCCGCCGCCCGAGCCCACGCCCACCTACGAATGGCCAGCGCAGGCAACACCGGACAGCGTGTTCAACCTGGTGGAACTGAACATCCGCGCCGGCTCCACCGCGGCACCGAACAAGCTGCAGGCCCAGGACAACTGGAACCGCGCGCTGCAGGTGCTCGGTCCGATGATCGACAAGATCCGCCAGCTGGAAGCCTCCGGCATGGACGCCACGCCCGAGCGCGAGCTGGTGAAGGAAACCGCGGCGCGCTTCGACGAGACGATCGACGTGGAGCGGTTCCTGCCGGCCAAGCCAGTGGCCGCTGCGCCGATGGTGCCGGGCGCCGCCGCAGGCATGCCTGCCCCGGGCGCGATGCCCAGCATGCCCATGCCTTCCATGCCTGCCGGCGGCCCGCCGATGCAGTAACCCTTTTCCCACCACCCTGAGAAAGCCAGATGCCCACCCCTGCCAAGCACCTGTTCCTGAACGACGAGCCCGGCGCCTCCGGTTCCGGCGCACCCGCGCCCGCTCCGGCGCCTGCCGAACCGCCGGCCCCGGCTCCTGCACCCGCTGAACCCGGCGACGCGCCCGCACCGTCCCCCGCGCCGGCCGAGCCCGCCGATCCGTTCGCTGGCTTGGATGCCGCGCTGGAGGCGGTGAGCGCCAAGGCCGACGCCCCGCCGCCGGCTCCGACACCCGCACCCGCCGCGCCGATCCCGAGCCCTGCACCCGCTCCGGCCGCCAAGAAGGACGAGATCGACCTGACGCCGCCGGACGGCATGACCGACCGGGCGAAAGAGCGCTGGTCCCAGCTCACCGAGCGGGCCAAGCAGGTGCCCGAGCTCGAGCGCCGCGCCACGGAGGCGACCACCGCGCTGCAGTCCGTCCGCGAGCTCGTGAACGGCTCCGGCCTGGACGCCAAGGAGTTCTCCGACCTGATGGAGACGGCCCGCCTGTTCAAGGCCGGCGATGCGAAGGCGCTGCAGGTGCTGGAAGGCATGCGCGCCGACCTGGCGCAGCGCCTGGGCGTGGAAGTGCCGGGCGTGGATCCGCTGGCGGCACACCCGGACCTGAAGGCCGAAGTGGAGGCGATGACGCTGCCCAAGGAGCGGGCGCTGGAGATCGCCAAGCTGCGCAGCAAGGGCCAGCAGGCAGACCAGCTGACGACCGAGCAGCGCGAGATCGCTGACTTCCGCAAGACGGTGCAGAACGCCGCCGCCACCATGGAAGCCTCCATGCAGAAGCGCGCCGGCACGCCCGGCCACGAGGCGAAGGTGGCCTACATCGCCAGCGTCTTCAAGGACCCGGCAAACCTGCAGAAGTTCGTCGCCACGTACCAGCCGCAGCAGTGGGAATCCGCGCTCATGATGATGTACGACGCCTACACGCCGCCAGCTGCCGCTGCTTCCCCGGGCGTGCAGCCGCTGCGCCCGACCGCCGCGCGCGCTGGCGCTCCGGTGCGATCCGGGCCCGTCAATGCGGAGGGCGCTGTGGCTGGCGCCTTTGAGCGGCTGGGGCTGTGACGTGACCAGCCTGACCGTCACCGAGCACTTCACCCAGGACGGCTACGACTGGCCCGCCGGCTGCACCGATGAACGATGGCCGGCGGACAAGCACCAGCCGGCGGCGCCGTACTTTCGGGAGCCGACAGGCATGGCGTCGACGCTTCCCAAGTGGAAATGCGGCACGTGCGCCGATACGGGATGGGTCGTGACGCCGCGGCCGGACGCGTCGATCAGGGTGTGTCTGGTCTGCGGTTGATGCTTTTCCGGCGCGCTTCTCTTGACAGCGCGCCACACTTCTCCCCGTCAGGCGCGTTGCGCGCAGTCGCATGCGGGATTCGCACCCCGCCGCGCAGCACCCCTGACGCCACGCATGGAGAGTCGCTAGTTGCCGGGGTCGCGTCCGGAAGCGCCATGCCAGTGAAGACCACCAGGCCGTAAGTCGGGTTCGCCGCCGACAGGTCGACACGGGCGAATGCCTCAGTCCTCAGGTGCGAGGGCAAGCGTGCAGAGCTTCAACCACTTTGCATAGGAGGCAGTCATGCCCATTTCCGCTGGCGATCTCGCCACCGTCACCGTCGCCGCGCTCGACGACTACATGCGCAACCGCCCGGTAGACCAGATCGGCACCGAGCGCCCCCTGATCAAGAAGCTGATGGCCGGCCGCAAGAAGCTGATGCCCTCGCGCCAGTACGCGATCGAGAACGTGCGCAAGGGCTACGGCTCGAACTTCGCCTGGTCGTTCGGCGAAACCGCGCGCAGCTTCAACAAGCGCGACACCGTGGAACAGGCCCAGTTCCCCTGGCGCGTCGCCCTGGACGGCCTGTACCTGGACTGGGACATGCTGTTCTCGGCCGGCATCCGCGTCGATCCCGATCCGGCCTCCAAGGGCAAGCTGTCGCTGGAGCCGAACGAGAA